TACTACATCAGGCAGTAATGGCATAGCCATTCAGTCAGACACAGTTTTAGCATCATCTGGTTCTATAACTACAGGTAAGATTAGATTTTCTACCCTAGAGCCTAAGAATTACAAGCGTCTTATTGGGCGCGGTTCATTTACATCTGGTGAGTTTACACTATCATCTCTTGCTACAGAAACAACTGGCCTTGAAACACGGTATGACCATATTGCTTACAATTTAGATGTACCCGCAGTAGAAGTAACAACATCTCAACCTGAAACAGCACAAGAATTTCTTGCATATAAGTTTACATTTGACCGTGATACAACGGATACAACCGCTGGTCCTACCTTTAAAGGCTACCAAGCAAAGGCAACTATTGCTACTCCACGTCAACGTATGATTAAGTTTCCTGTCTGGTGCTTTGATGTTGAGACCGATAGATTTAATACTGTAGTTGGCTATGAGGGTAGAGCATATGCTCGTATGCAATTGTTAGAAGAGATTGAAAGAACAGGTGATGTTTTAACCTGGCAAGACCTGACAACAGGAGAATCACAGCAAGCGGTAATCGAACAGGTGACCTTCACCCGTATGACACCACCAGATAAACGTTTCGACGGTTTTGGTGGCATCATAGAGATAACCATAAGGACCGTATAATGACTGCAGCAAACTGGGCTGGATTAATCGTAGCAATCATAGCAATCGTATCTGCTTTTGCAGGTTCTGTTAGATGGTTGGTCAAGCATTACTTATATGAACTCAAGCCCAATTCAGGCACAAGCCTTAAGGACTCGGTCATTAGATTAGAAGAAAAGGTAGAAATCCTTTACCAAATGATGTTACAAAGAGGGAAGAATGAATGAAACCTGTAACCAAGAAAGCCACACCTGCCGCTATTGCTGTCCTTCGACAAGCCACAGCAATAATGCCATCTCGTTTGAAAGTGTCCGATGGACTTCTTCCGTCGAAGGCACATCAGTCGCAGAACCCCAATTCAGACCATAACACAGGTTATGCAGTAGACCTAACACACGACCCTAAACGTGGTATTGATTGCGTAGAAATCTTCCAGAAGTTAAAGGAAGATAAGCGAGTCAAGTACCTAATTTTTAAAGGAAAGATTTGGTCGGCGGAACGTGCAAGAGAAGGAGACCGCGATTACGACGGTTCCAATAAGCACAATAGACACCTACATATTTCTATCAACGATGATATGGGTAAGGATACAAGCCCTTGGTTCTGGTGGTTAAATCAACCTAAAGTAATCAATCAGGTTAGAGCCGCGCTCATCCCATCACCTAGTAAGAAAACGTATAAGACTGCTGTATGCACATGCTGCAAAGTCCATGCGTCAACTCCTACACAGTCCTAAGGAGGACTTATGAATACAGAAAAACTAGTCGCAATCGCTGGTACGTACCTTCGTGCTGCAATTGCTGCAGTACTTGCTCTATACCTTGCTGGCGAATCCAACCCTAAGAACCTACTTATGGCTGCCATCGCATCGGTCGCTGCACCTATTCTAAAGGCGTTAGACCCTACAGAAGCAGCGTACGGAAGAGGCTCAGAGTAGCCATTTAAAGCCTTCCAAGGCCCTTTTAAGACAAGAAACCCCCTTACCTGAGTGATTATACCCAGGCGAGGGGGTCTTTTGTTATTCCCAGAGAGGAAACTTAATCGTCATCAGCCTCAAGGTCTTCAATGTAATCCCAAAATGTTTCATTGCGTTTATTCCATCGCCAACTATTAAATCTTTCAACCACTTCATATACGATATCACGCAAAGCCAGGGCACCCAGTGCCCCAATGAAAACTTCCAACATATTATCTCCTATGGTATATTATATAGAGCCCTTTAGGGGCTCTTATATAGTGTAGTAACTACAAGTATACACGTAAATTTCTAATAAGCAAGTTTTAATTAAGGCATTAAACTTGACAAGTTACCGATATCATGTATACTAGGACATATGAGCATACAACTTGGAGACTACGAACTACCAGAACACATCAGTTATTCAGCCTTTAGTACCTACATGGACTGTGGGTTTCAATACTATCTTGGCCGACTAATGCAGGTGCCAGAAGAACCATCCGTCTGGTCCGTTGGAGGCTCAGCCTTCCATACCGCCTGTGAAAACTATGATAGGGTCACCCTATGAGTCAGGAACTATACAATGTGGACACCCTTTGGGATAATGCATGGCAAGAATGCAAGGGCGACAAGGACCTAACCAATGCACGTGTTGGTGGTCGTGCCACTAAGGCTAATCCCAACAAGGAAGATGTAGGTTTCTGGCAAGAGACGGGACCCAAGTGGGTACAGGGCTATGTTGACTGGCGCCAAGCAAACCAGGAATGGAAGATATGGCAGACACCTACAGGTATCCCTGCCATTGAACTTGCCATGATGCCTGACTTTGCTGGTGTACCAGTCAAGATGATTCTTGATAGAATCTTTGAGGTCAACGGAGAACTTGTTATTGTCGACTTAAAGACTTCTCAACAAACACCAACTAATACTTTACAACTTGGCTTTTATAAGGTAGGCTTGAAGAAAGTCTTTGGTATTGACGTTAAGTGGGGTGCTTACTGGATGTCTAGACAGTTCGGTATCTCACCACTGGCTAGTCTTGAGCAATACAATGAAGAGAAACTTGAGTACCTTGTATCAGGATTTGATAAGGCCCGTAAGGCTGGGATATTTTTACCCAATACAAACAACTGCCAATATAAATGTGGACTTACAGCATTCTGTATGTTCTCAACTAAGATAGGAAAATAAATGGAAGAATGGAAACTGCAAGTATCATACAAGACACCTGCTGGTGACATGATTAACGTCAGGGCGCAGACCTCTGATGAACTAAGCGTGTTACTTGAAGGGGTTGGGGATTACTCTACACAGATTGCAGCCGTACAACGATTGGTTGTTGGTGCATATACTACAGCCCCTTTGGGGACCACGCCTTCAATTCAAGGCACAACGCAATCCACATTCTCCGCTCCAAACCAGGGGCAGGGTCCGTTACTTACACCTCCACCAAGCGCAATCACCCCGTCAGGGTCGGCGAGCCCGACGTGCATGCACGGGGCCAGGATATTCCGCTCAGGAATGTCGGCCAAGACTGGGAAGCCTTACGCTTTCTGGGCATGTCCAACACCCCAGGGGACACCTGACCAATGTAAACCAGTTAACTAACGAAAGGAATAATATGAGTATATGGGATAACCCTGAGTTTAAGAGCGAGGGAAGCGGAACCTATGTTAATTTTAAAAACATAGGTGATTCAGTAGAGGGCACAGTAACAAGTGTCGGACTACAAACATGGGATGATGGAACTATTGCACCAAAGATTACCCTTCATACAAGTGAAGGAGAACGCACCTTAACGGCTGGTCAGATTCGGTTGAAGATGGCACTAGCAGATAAGCGCCCAGAACAGGGTGACTATCTTACGATTAAGTTTACATCTATCGAAGACCGTGGTGGTGGTAAGACACTTAAGCACTTTGATGTTGGTGTCCGCAAAGCAATGGCAACGGCACCGTTCTAAACTAAGTATATGAAAGAACGCAACTACATAAATGCACCACATAGGTGGTTGCGTTCTTTCTCCAATGAAGGGAATGAAACTATATGCGCACACTTGTTCGTTCAGTTGGTCGTGCCAGTATTGGTGGAGAACCGTTACCTAGTTGCTTTAAGGCCTTTGAGAATAACAAAATCATTATCAGACGCTCGGAAGTTTCAATGTTTGCAGCAGCACCAGGAGTCGGCAAGTCAACATTAGCACTGGCACTAGCACTAAAGATGAAAGTGCCAACGCTATACATATCAGCAGATACTAACGCGCACACCATGGCTATGCGATTAGCCTCGATGATTTCGGGGAAGTCGCAGTCAGATGTTGAGCGCATGTTGATAAGTGATATTGGTTGGACAAAGGCCACGCTAGCGCGAGGCTCACATATTGTTTGGTCGTTTGAATCAGCGCCATCTCTTCAAGATATTGATGAAGAGGTGCAGGCATTTGAAGAATTATGGGGGTGTCCGCCTACATTAATTGTAGTGGACAACCTAATGGATGTAGCCACCGATGGTGGAGAAGAGTTTGCATCAATGCGTGCTATTATGAAGGAGTTAAAGTATCTTGCTAGAGCAACGAACGCAGCGGTTGTTGTACTGCATCACACTTCTGAAGCAGTCCAAGGCAATCCTTGCCAACCCCGTTCGGCGATACAGGGAAAGGTCGCACAACTTCCTGCCCTCATCTGTACTCTTGGTGTTGTCGGTACTTCTATGGGTGTTGC